CGCGCACGTCGAACGCCGAGGAGTCGTAGCCGATCACGTCGAGCGTCGAGGAGTTGTAGCCGTACACGTCGAGCGTCGAGGAGTCGTTGCCGCGCACGTCGAGCGTCGAGGAGCCGTAGCCGCGCACGTCGAGCGTCGAGGAGTTGTAGCCGTACACGTCGAGCGTCGAGGAGTCGTTGCCGCGCACGTCGAGCGTCGAGGAGTTGTAGCCGTACACGTCGAGCGTCGAGGAGCCGTAGCCGCGCACGGCGAGCGTCGAGGAGCCGTAGCCGCGCACGTCGAGCGTCGAGGAGCCGTAGCCGCGCACGTCGAGCGTCGAGGAGCCGTAGCCGCGCACATAATGCGCGCCCTCCGAGAACTCGACAACGTGCTCACCCTCGGTGTAGATATGGTGCGCCTGAAGCTCGGCCGTCGTCAGCGGGCGCATAAGTCGGACCTTGCGAACGCAGAGCTTGTCCGCGTCATCCCTCAGCGCGTCATTCTCGTCATACTCGACCTCGTAGGCAGTGAGGCCGTCCTGATCCCACCAGCGCGCCGGAGCGTTCGTCAGATGGATCCCCGTCGAGCACATATAGAGCTGGCCGAAGACGCTGTGCCAGCCTCCCGGCGTCCAGGATCCGTCCGGCTGCTGCTGGGGAAGCGACCAGGTCATCGAGCCGCCGTGGCAGGACTGGTAACCCTTGATGACCTTGTAGTAGGCGCCGCTCATCGCGCACCTCCCTCGACGAGGGCGCGCACGATGGAGGCGCCGATGACGACGATGGAGAGGATGATGCCGGCCAGGAGGCAGGCGGCTCGGATGGCCTCCGGCCGCATCGCCTCACGCTCGGAGCGCAGGCGGATGCCCTTGTCGGTGTACACGAGGCGAGAGAGGTCTCGCGACTCCTGGAGCCGCGCTTGCGTGGTAGTCTGCATGGTAGTACCTTGGTGTGGTTAATCGATGGTTAGGAGTCTCCCGGCACTCGCCGGTGACTCGATCGTCTCGGAAGCCTCGGCAGCTGCGACAGCAGCGTCGGGGCTTTTTTGTGCCGCGAAGAGCGCTATCGCGGTCTCTCCGTCGCGCAGCTGTGTCGCTCGATAGCCGGTGCTGAGGATGTCGACGACCAGATCATGCTGCGCGGCGTAGAACTCGAGATCGCGGTCGCCGATGTCGTGGATGCTGAGCGAGACATGTGCCCATCCGCCGTACTCGGCTTCGAGTCGCGCCCGCAGCGCGGCGACGATATGCTGGATGTCTTGCGGTATCTGACTCATGATGCCCTCCGTACTGGCCGCTGTGTGCGGGCCTTGCGATAGCTCCATGAGTCGGCAACTCCAGCAGCCGGCGTCGGGTGTGGCCTCGGCGCGGTCGGCGGCGGTGCCGGCGCCATCGTCTCGGCCTGATACTCCGAGAGCCACTCCCACGTCGTCACGTAGCGGGGACGGCGCCCCGGAAGAGCGATGTCCTTCGCTCTGATGATCCCCCGCTTCATCTTCTCCCGCACCCGGTCCTCCCCCTCGCCCAGCATGCGCGCGGCATCCGCCGCTGATAGCCACTCGCTCACGATGCAACCCCCTGGCGCCTGGCCTCGTAGTGTCGGCGGATGATCTGGTTGACGATGGCGTTGGAGGAAAGTCCGGTCAGCTCCGACTCGCGGTCGACCTCCTCCCAAAGCTCCGGCGGCATCCCAAGTGGGCGCCGCTTCTGTCGGCCAAGGCCAACCTTGGCCCTGAGCCCCCCTCGATCCGTTGGTTTTTCCATGATTTCCCGAGTATCTTTGTGATATCAGATAGACAACGGTGCGAATCTACGGCAGGTGCCAAAGAAAAGCAAGATCCATTTGCGATCTGCCATAGAAAATTTGTAACGGGCAAGTGATGGCGGACCAATTTCGAGTGAGACTGCGGGAGTGGGCAAAGTCCAGCTTCAAAAAGCCGCACCTTGAGACACTATCAGATGCGGCCGATCTCAACTACGCACAGGTGGCCAGCTGGGGCGAGGGCAAGCTCCCAAGCGGCCCCAGTCTCATCAAGCTCGCCCAGCTTGGCCTGAACATCGACTGGCTACTCACGGGTCGCGGTGAAATGTCCATCATCTCGGCATCATCTGCCGGCGTTACTATATCGCCGCGTCAGCGTCTCCTCGACTCCATCAGCGAGCTCGCGGAGCTTGCCGAGTACCTCCCCGATACCGTACCGGGTGCCGTGGAGGAAGGGATCGTATATCCACCGGACGATCCCCTCGGTCAGCCGATCGACGTAGGAGGTAAGCGTCTCCTGGAGCTGCATCGCGACAAGATCGAGGCTGCCCGCCGGCAACTGGCCGAGCAGCGCGAGCGTGAGCGGCAAGAGCAGGAGGAGCGCCAGACGAGGAGCTGATGATGGTCCCACCGCATACTCCGCACTGACGGAGGTTTCATAAACCATGATCCGATTGATCGATGCCCGTGCTAACTCCCCTCGCGCCGCGCGACCCGGTGATCGCGCGATTCCTCTCCCCCGATCCGGAGAGGTCGATGTACGTCACGCTGCCGGACATCTCCGGCGATGAGATGCTCTATGTGGTGAGCCCGTTCCGAAAACCGAAACTCGGCAAGCTTGTCATCGTAGCTGATCCCGACTTACCGGGAGACATGCGCGCGACCGTCTACACCAGCCGTATCGCTGCGCATCCGCTGACTCACGTCGTGCTCGGTGTGGTGATGTCGAATGTTATCCGGCACTTCCGCTGACAACCCGGCCCGCATGCCGGTGCGGGCTATTTTTCTGTACACTCAGGAGTATACAATGAGAGGTCATCGCTTGGCATCGACTATGCTCTTATTCACTGCCATCAGCGCCTCATCTATCGTTGGATGCGCATCGAGCTTCACGTTCATGCCATCCCCTAAAAAGCGCGTCGTGCTGACAGATCACGCAACCTATCTGATGTACTCGGGTGGTAAGGTGCAGTCGGGCGCCAAGCCTCTACCTGCGCGAGCTGGAGACACGATCGAGGTGATAGGCCGTGTCGTTGGTTGGGGCGGAAGTGTCCCGCATGCATATCTCAGCCTACTCGCCAGCGACACGGTTTATATACTATCGTCGGATCTCATACCTCTATCGTGGGCGCCGCTCGCCCACCAGAGCGCAAAATTTCGACTACCCACGACGCAAGATCCGACAGCCTGGGGGCGGGCGATAGTCTACATACAGCGTCATAGCAGCGTCAAAGTGCAGACCGCAAGTGACAACCTGGTTCAAACCTTTAACCCGATCGATCCAGGTGACAGAGGCTTTACCGTGACGCGCGTACCTATGGGTGACTCCGTCGAGTATGATGCGAAGAAGTTGGACCATGTGATCGGTGAGAGTCCGAGCGTCTTCCTCGCGCTCTTCATGGCTACCGGGATCGATGCGGACGATCTACCCACCGACTACTGACGGAGATGCGCGCATGAGTGAGCCCGTCGAGGCCGTAGCCTCGTTCGCCCCAGCCATCGAGCCCAAGCCGAAAAAGCGCCCGCAGGTCTGGCGAGTGAAGGGGTACCCCGGCGGCATCTGGAGCCGCGGTGGGTGGTGCCGCTTTCGGTGGAGCCGCCGGGAGTACTCCCCCCAGATCGAGTTCCACCCCTCGCGCCGGGGTGACGCGGAGGCGGCGTACGTCCGATGGTATCGCGTGCAGGCTGGCTTCGACGTGCCGATGAGTGGAGCACCTGTCCGATGGCTCAAGGATGCCGTGGAGCAGTTCGAGCGCGACCGCTACCCTACGCTCACCAAAAAGGCGAAGAAAAACTACACGAGCGCGTTCACGCACTTTTTCGTGCGCAACGTGCCGATGGTCGACGCTGCGGTCTATCGCCTACTGCTCGAGCAGGATGTCGCCGATGCGCCCGCGGGCTCACCGACGCACCTCGCCCAGTCGACGCGAAGCGTCTACCTGTCGCACATCAAGGCCCTGCTCTCGCACGCCATAGACCTCTCCTGGCTGCGCACGGCAGACGGCAGCCGCCCCGAGGTCAACCCCGTCGATCTCCTGCTCCGTCACCGCCCGGTAGATCGCTCGCGGACTAGGGCGATCTCTGCTCCGAGCGCCCGTGACGTGGTCAAGATCATCCAGTATCTGCGCACCCACAACGCCCCTGACTACGCGCTGGCGATCAAGCTCCTCGCCCGCACCGGCATGCGGGGCGCGGAGCTGATCCACGCGCTGCGTGAGGACATCACCGACGCCGGCATCCTGATCATCGGTAAGGGATCGATCGCGACGATCGAGGATATGAGCCTGGAGGAGCGCCGGCGGTACTGCCGGACTCATGACGTGACGAAGCGCTGGATACCGCTGCGTGCTATCCCTGGCGTCCGCCGTCTCATCGATCAGCTCCTCGCCTACGAGCCCGAGCACCCCGCACGACGCGCCCGGACCCGCTCTGGGTACCTCGTCGGCTGGGAGAGCATGCGGTCGCTCTCAGAGGCCTATACGCGAGCCAGGGACGCCGTCGGCGTGAGCGAGGCTCATACGATCCACTCTCTGCGCCGCTTCGCGCTCTCGGTGTGGGAGAACGCCTATAGCTGGCCCCCGGACATCCGCGCCGACATCGCGGGGCACGACGAGGACGTAGCCAAGGCCAGCTATAGGGTCGGCCCGACGCCGGAGCAGCTTCTCCAGCGCATCGACCGGGCCGCGAGTGGTGCATCGGTGGGGCAGATCCGATGAAATCGGCGATTTCGTGCGGATTCGCGACAAAAGATGTCTTGTAATCAGAAGGTTGCAGGTTCGATTCCTGTCGCGGGCTCTCTGAAAAAACCGCTTTTCCGTCCGAATCTTGCCCGATTATTACCCTCGATTGCCTGCGCTTGCCCCCGATCTCCCGCGCTCCGGTGGTGCAGAGATGGGGCAGCGCCGTCAAGTGACGCGATAGACTCTCTCCACCGTGGCTCCGGCCAGCTCCGCGATGATGCGCACGCGGATGGCCGTCTCGGAGGGGAGTGATTCGTCCTCTGCTGCGGCCACTCTCCGGCGATCGACGCTGAGACGGCGGGCCAGCTCCGAGGGTGTGAGGCCGGCAGCCTCCCGGAGCTGGCGGCAGTAGACAGCCAGCTCCGGGGCGGTGAGCGTCAGGCTCATATCTCCTCCAGCGAGCACTTCAACCCCTCTCCCTCGGCGCCGATCGTGCACTCGGCGAGGCCGCATCCGCCATCGCGTATCACGATCCACGGTGAGCGGGCCCGCATAGCGCTGCGAGCGCTTGGAGAGAGGCCTGGAGCAGACAGTCCGGGACTTTCGATGCGGTCGGCAGCATAAACGCCTGTGGGGACACGCACGAGCGAGAAGCGGTCAGCACCGACATGGCGTGTCAGCATCGCCGGCTCATGTACGAGCAGATAGAGGCCATCGTGGTCCGTCTGCTCGTGCGCGGCGGTATCCAGCTCCGCGCTCGGGAGCATCGCATCATGATCCATGTCGAACCTCCTGGTTTGGTGCAATTTTACATTACCTTGGCTATGTCTCGTTCCCCACCCTGTGGGGGTGATTCTGTGACAAGAAAGCCCCCGGAGGTAGGTCTCCGGGGCTTTCATTTAGTTACTGCTGGTCTTGATCTGGTGCTCGCGCTCGCGGCTAGCGTCTCCCATGATGCCGCGATTCCTCTGTCCGTATCCATCGTCGTCGACGCGCTCAACCAGTCGTCCCAGGCTCCCCTGCTCGTCATCCCACTCGTAGATCTCGACGCATCCGCTATAGCCCTCGTCCTGGATGCAGATCATCGCGTCCTCGCGGGCCTCCTCGATGGTGCTGAACGGCGTGCTCCTGTACTGTCCGTCGATGACCCTGAACTGTCTCATGATACTGTCTCCTGTGATTCTGTGACAGTGACCAGTCACTCGCTGATCACAGTACAAACATACGGAATCGGCACCCCTTTGTCAAGAGTTTTTCATGACAAGGCAAAGAAAATGTGCCCTCCCCCGCGCGATTTTGGCACGAAATTCTCCGACTTGCAAAAATCATGCCCCGGGCGCCTTGTGATAGGGAATTCGATGGAGAAAATTGTAACAGATCGGCCCTCTCCGATCGCTCGGTAGAGGGCCGCTGTTCCCGCCGTAGCGGGTCCCGGGCAGATGTTAGGGGTTCTCGTTGTCCGAGCCGAGCAGGCGCGTGCTGTAGAACGCGGCGTCCCTCAGCGCCTGTTTCGTCGCTCCGGAGCTGGTCCAGGGTGTGCCAGATGTAGACGGGATCGTGTCGACGATCTGCTGTAGACGGGCCTTCACGTCGGCCGGAGTGCGTGAGAGGTCGTAGCCGGCCGGATCGGCCGGCGGAGTGCCAGCCTCCTCAGCGGAGAGACCGGTATACCAGTCGGTGAGCCGCTCGATCAGGCAGCCGAAGAGTGGAATGATTTTTGGGGCTCGTGCCACTGTAGCTCCTTTCGTAGTAGGTGTATCGGTTTTCGTCGTTGTACATCGCCGGCGCCGGATCGAGCCGCGCGAGCAGCAGGATCAGCGCCACGATGGCCGCGTAGATCATCGCGAGAGTCGAGGTGCGGGGTGATGGAGGGGTCATGTGCGAGCCTCACCCATCGCTCTGCCCTCCATGGTTGGTGACAAGCGCAGTGCGTAGCGCCTCGGCCGCATCGAGGTACACCAGACGGGCCTGCTCCCGTCTATCCCAAAGCTCCGACGCGCCGTACCCAGCGCCCGCGCGCCCCCAAGCCTCATCCGCAGAGTCAAGAGCGGCCTCGGCTGCGAGGCATGCACGCACCGCCTTGACCACTGGCCGCATCGCCTCCACCTGCGCGGTGAGCCGGGCGATCTCCTCGTCCTTCTCCCGGAGCTTGACCTCCGCATCGGTCAGCGCCTGCGCGCTGTCGTAGAGCCGCTGCGTGATCGCGCCGGGCTCGACGTCGTCGGGGAGCGGGGTGCCGGCGAGCGTGCGGGTGCATGCCACCATACGAGCCGCGTGCTCCTCCAATCCGTCGACGTCGATCGTTCGGCGCGTGTCGTACCCCTCGCCGTCGCGCTCGAAAAATGCAATGTAGTGTCGGCCTCCGATAACGACGACATGCATCGTCTCCTCATCGCACCAGTCCTGCCCCTCCACGCGGGGCGGTGTCGTGTTACTCATCGCCGTCCACCTCCTCGCTCCCCAGATACCAGTCGAGCCAAAGGTCCTTCGTGTCCTGCATGGTTGATCTCCTGATTTGATGCGGCAAAGATACGCATCATGTCCGACGTATGCAAGTGCTTGTCTGACTGAATCGTCGGACGCGCATTTGGATATGTCCGACGAGATCCGTATCTTCCGGCATGCTATATAATGCCAAACGGGACCTCCGCTTGCCCAAGGCGGACGATGACGCCATGCTCGGCTTCGCGGCAGAGGATGGCGTCGAGCCGGCCACTGTCTACCGCGCCGCCGTGCGCGAGTACATCGACCGCCGTCAGCGCACGGCAACGATGCACGCCGTCGTCACTATCAACGGGGTCGACATCTCGGTCCGCGAGCTACTACGCGTCCCGGTGCGGATCGAGCCCACAACCAAGACCAGGAGGAAGCGATCATGAGTGTCCTTGACCGTATCGAGATTGTACGCGGCGACATCACCGAGCAACGCGTCGACGCGATCGTGAACGCCGCCAACCCGTCGTTGCTCGGCGGCGGCGGCGTGGATGGCGCGATCCACCGCGCGGCCGGACCGGAGCTGCTGCGGGAGTGCCACACACTCGGAGGCTGCCCGACCGGGCAAGCGCGTATCACTGGGGGCTATGATCTACCGGCGCGGTATGTGATCCACGCCGTCGGCCCTATATGGGAGGGTGGCGATTGCGGCGAAGGCGCTATGCTGGGTGCATGTTACCGGCGATCCATGACTCTGGCGGCGATGCATGGCTGCGCCTCCATCGCCTTCCCCTCGATCAGTACAGGCATCTATGGCTATCCAGTGGAAAAGGCGTGCGCGATTGCGCTGCGAGAGATCGCGATAGGTCTGGAGCGCTATCCGGCGATTGAGCTGGTGCGCGTTGTCTGCTTCGACGACGCTACGGAGAGCGCCTACAGGGCCGCTTTCGCGCGTCTCGGCTATGCCCGCGATCCGCAGACCGGGGAGGTGGTGCTATGAGCGGGCTACCATGGATCTCGACGGCGGAGAGGTTGCCGAAAGAGGGTAGGTTCGTACTCATCTGGCTCGCATGGGCTGACAACCCCAAGCCGCGCATCGCGTGTCTATCGAACCGTCGGTGGTGGGACGAGGATGGACGATGCGTTGCCATCCTAGGTGATTCCGCTAGCCACTGGATGCCCATCACACCGCCGGAGGGGATATGAAGCCCGCCCATCACGATCCGATCGACAACGCGCTTGCCCTGAGCCGCAGCGCGCTCGAATCCCTCAAGCTCTTTCCCTGCGAGCGGCCCGACTGTCGTGAGTGCGCCGACCTACTCGACATGCTCGCTGACGAGGTCCGCAGACTACGCGAGCAGGTCGAGCGGCTGGACGCAGATCGTCTGAACTGTGACCCAGATTGGTAGATCACTTCACATGCGATAGCGCATACCACACCAGAGCACCGAGCGGCGCGCCGAGCAGGCCGATCGAGCCCCACAGCGTGAGCTTGGTTTCGATACGCGCGAGCGTGATCTCGGCAGCGCCGAGGCGCCTCTCGTGGTCGTCGACCTTCTCCAGTTTCTCCATGACGTATCTCTCATCAGTCTCCCAGGGTGCCATAGTGTGCGGTGGTGAGGGGTTGGTGGTGGCGCGCATCAGATGCGCTTGAGGAGCTCCATCTCCAGCGACCAGGCCGGAAACGTCCACGACGTCGGCACCGCTCCAGCGGTGACCGTGATGGTGACAGAGTCGGCATCGGCCGCCAGGTAGACATCGCGCGTGATCTCCTGCGTGAGCGTCACGACCGTGCCGGTGAGTGCATAGGCCTTGGTCGACGGCAGGCGCGTCGGCGTGCCGTTGACCTGGATGGTGATAGTGAGTGTGCTGGTATAGGCTGCCGGGAACGTGGCGGATAGCACGAACCCGATCCGCCACAGGCCGCTAGCGCGCACGTTGGCTACTGACGACCCTGTGTAGTACACGAGATCATCGCCGGGGTAATCGGTGCCGCCGCTGTCGAGCGGCACCGACCAGCTGGGAGACAGCGTCGTGAGGTTGATCGTCCCGGATGATCCGGTGGAGTCGCGCGCGGTTGCCTGACTCACCTGCGCCCGGACCGGCAGCCAGTACAGATCGTCCATGCCGATCACCACCGATCCATCCGTCGCCAGCTCGTAGATGGTGCCGGCAAACGTCCCCTCGGTCACACGCGCGAGCTGCATGTCATCGATGCTCGATGAGAACGGCACCCATCCGGATGATCCGGTGCGGTAGATGCGATTCTCGCTGGCGTCGCTCTGGGCGTTGACCAGCACGAGGTCGCCCGTGTCGAACGTGACGCCGTCGTAGTCCGTCATGGAGCCGTCGAGCGCTATGTCCTCCGTCGTCACGACGCGAACACGCTGTACCAGATCGCCGATGCGCGCGCTCGGACTGGATGACCCGGCGGGCGCACCAGTGACGAGAGTTGTCGCGTTGGCGACAGCGCGCAGGTCCGGCGCGAGCATGTACTCAGTGACCGAGCCGCGCCCGATATCATAACTGGCTGATGGCATGTCATGGGCCCTCCGCTGCGCCCGGCGACCAGAGCTCGATCTTGTCGAGCGCGGCCTCCGGATCGGACTCGATGGAGATGATGATCGACCGCGTGTCGGTGATGACCGGGTGATCCGGGAAAAACCGCGTCGGGTCGATCTCGTAGAGCGTGTCGCGATCGCGGTCGGTGAACGGCCCCGGCCGCTCGGCATCCACCGTGATCGACCGTTGTTTGCGCGATCCGAACGCCGTCCCGATCACCACTCCCGTGCAGTAGAGGTCGCTCTGCTGCTGGCGCGCCTGGAGTGCGGGCTCCTCGCGCTCGCTGTACCACGCCTCATAGTCGGAGGCTGGCCCGTCGGTAAAGTCGCTCCCGAAACGATCTCGAAGCGTCGGCATCTGGATATCACCTCCAGCAGCGTTCTCCGCTGTCGGGATCGCCCCCACGTCGTGCGTGACGTGATTGTGGCAGACCATGACGATCGGCTCGGCCGCGTCGATCCAGTCCGGTCCGGAGTGGTCGCCGTTGGAGTCTGATGGCTGGAGGTAGTACCACCGGTTGATTGAGGAGGTCGAGCGCGCGCGGATCACCGCGTCGACGCCAACCGATCCGCCGAAATCGCTTCGCCCGTACTCGGTGTAGATGTCCTTGCCGGCAATCGCGTTGCGCGTCGGCAGGTCGATCCAGTATCTGTGCGATCCGCCGAGGCATGGGCCGGTTGTGAGCGGCGCTTTCACGGTGTACGGTCGCACGCTGTCCGGCAGACCGTCCACGCGGTACTTGACCGTCGCGAAACCGGCCACCTGGAGCACCGGCGAGACATCTGCCCCGTTGTGTATGTTCGCCGCGGTGGTCATTGTGACCTGGATATCCGCATCCGAGCCAGGAGCGGACGCGTCCTTGACGGCCCACGCTCCGGACTCCGCCTCCGGCAGATCCTCCGAGGCAATCACACTCACCTCATCCCAGCACCGCGACCATCGCAGCTCTATGCCGCCGGAGACGAACCGGAAAACAGCCTTGCATGTCCCATGCTCGGTCGAGTCGGAGAGTAGGTCGAGCACCGACGTGTACTCCCTGCACCAGCCGTCGGCCTGGATGCCGGCGTTACCCCAGTAGAGGAGCCCGGCTATCGGATCGTAGTCCTCATCCGGATGCTGTTTGATGTAGCAGAGGAGCTGTCGATCGAAGCGCACCAGATCGGCGCCGACGGTGCCGGCCGTGTCGAGCCCCTGCCGATGGTGCGTCACGAAGTCGTACGGCGTACCTATCGCATAGGCGTCGCTGTCGTAGGTCGTCGTGAGGCTGAACGCGCTGGACGCCGATCGGATGAGCTTACAGTAGAGCGCTGTGGTGAGATCCTGGAGCTTCGTCATCAGATCCAGATGGCGCACATAGATGCGCTCCTCGGCCTCCTCCGGATGATCGTCGTCATGTGGGCGGTAGCGCTGGTTCATCACCGCGTAGATGACGTTGTCCTCATCGCGCCGCACGTCGTCATAGTCGCGGCGTCGGATTGTATACTCGAGCTCGGGCGTGGCCGAGCCGTTCAGCCGCGAGATGAACGACCGGACGTACTGGCCCCAGGCGCTGACCGGCAGATACTGAAGCACGGCCGTCCCGAGGTGCATCATCACCGTGTCGATCGTCTCGGTCCCGTCCGATGCGCGCGTGACCTTGGACTCGACCGTGGCTATCTGCACCGCACCGCCAACGACCTGAAACTCCCCATCGAGCAGCGAGTCGTCCCCGCGATCCGAGTAGAGCATCCATATCGTGTTGGCGTAGAGGCCATAGTCGATCAACTGCCCCTGATCGGTGAGGTAGCCATAGAGGCTCGTCCCAGCGACCTCCGAGATCACCAGCGACTGCTGTATCGCATCGTAGGCCGCGAGCCCCATGGGGAGCTTGTCGAACGCGAAATGGAAAACCGGCGGCTTGTCCTGCGGTATCAGATGTGCCGACACAGTTGTCACCGTGGGCGATGATAGCGGATCGATATGCGCGCCATAGATGTACCAGTAGTAGCGCCATGTATCGCCGGAGAGTACGGTAGGCGTGCGAAAAATTTCGTTGCGTGCGGTGGGCATCAGGTCAGGTTCCTCCCAGCGGCTTGCAGGTCCAGGAGTACGTCGATCTTGCCGTACTGTGGATCAACCGAGGTCTGGAGCGGTCCGGGCACCACCAGCAGCTCGTTACCCTCGCCATACCCTGGATACCACTCCTGCCACCATGGAGCGTCTGAGTCGACGAACCAGTGATATGCACGAGCGCGCCATAGGCGCAGTCTCTGGAGATCGCCTTCGTCCGAGTCACTGGTCTCGCGCGTGAACATCTCGAAGCGGACGTGGAGAGTGTCGCGGCTCCCCTGGCGGCTCTTCAGCTTGCCGCCCCAAGCGATCCGGTCACCATACAGCGTCGGCACCTCTTTCCACAGGCCAAGGACCCGGAACGTGTACGTGGCGTAGCTCTCATCGGCAGTGCTCTCTATGTCGGCTCCGCCGAGCGTGATGGTGTATGGGGCGAACTCGCTCATCTCCTGGGTATCCCCTTCGGCCAGAAACGGCCCGAAGCCTTGATCGCCGCGGTCTGCTCCTTCGTCGCTGCGGTCTGTTCGCGCGTGGCAAACTCGTTCATCACCGCCTTCTCACGGATCGACGCGAGCGCGCCGTGGCTGGCTTCCAGCGCGCCGGCGAGCGTGCGGGTCTGCTCGGTGAGGATGGTGTTTTGCTGTCGGAGCTCGGCGATGATGGAGCCATCGCTTGTGCTGCGGATGTCGTCATGGCCGCTGACGACCGGCGCCGAGGCCATCGCGGCCAGATGCGCGCGGCGCCATGCCGGACCAGACGACTCGAAGACCTCGTGGGGATCGCGGCCCCGGTTGATCTCGGCGATCTCCCGGCGGATCGATGCGGCATAGGGAGCGCGGATCACCGCCTCCTGATAGTGCACAACGCCGGCCACGCCGGTGACCGGCCCGTCGCCGGTCCAGTCGGTCCCTTCGCGATAGCCCGCGATCGCGTGCGCGACAGCGAGCGCCGATTCGACGAGCCCGGTGATCACGGTGGCTCGCGTGATGCCGGTGAGGCCGAACGTCGCCACGGAGTCCGGCTCCGAGAGCGCGATTGCCCAAGCCTGGGCGATGTAGATCTGGCCGAGCTTGTCCATCACCGAGAGCGCGGTCCCGATGATCGCGTCGGCAATGTCCTGCTGCTCGCCGAGCGCCTGCGCGGCCGATCCCGCGACGAGCTGACCCAGCTCTCCGGCGACCTCGCCGATCGTATGCGTCTTGTCGGTGATGTGCTGCGCGACCGAGTCGGTAGTGATTTTCTGCCGGTCGAGGAAGAGCTTGGCAGTTCCGGCGATCGCCGCGTTGGTGCCGTCCTGGAGTGCCTGCATCGCAGCGGAGTGGCTCCGCACCAGGCCAGCGAGTTTCTCCTGCCGCTCCTGATCGATCGCGTCCTGCGCCTCGACGTAGGCGGCGTAGTCCTGGAGCCCCTGGTCGAAGGCTTTCCGGTTGAGCTCGCTCTTGTCGTCGAGAGACTTCGCATCCTGTTCGAAGCGCTTCCGATCCTCATCCGAGATTGTCTTGGTGAGCGACTTCTCCAGGCCGGCAACGAAGTCCATCGCCGCCGCGTAGCCGTAGTTGGTCTTCGCGAGGTAATCGCGCTCGATCTGGATGCGCTGCTCGTTCTCGTTGCGCTGAGCATCGGCCAGCCTGCGCGCGTTGTCCTTGAGCTGCGCGAGGCGGTCCTCCATCTGCTTGCGGTCGGCGTCGGATGAGGCCTTCGTGATCGCCTCCTCGAGCTCGGCGATGGCGCTCTTCAGTGCCTCCGGGCTATACTCCGTTGCAGTCAGATCAATGATCTTCCCCGCCTGTGCTCTGAGCAGTTGCAGCTCGGCATCGTGCGTCTTCTGTACCTCGCGGAGGCGAGCAAGACGCTCACGTTGCGCCGTGTCCACCGTTGCGTTGATCCGTGCCGTGGAGATATCGTCCGCTCCCTTGGTGAGCGCGGCTGTAGTCTTGCTGTCGGCATCGCGGATCGCTTCCTGCGCATCGCGGTTGGTCGCGATGAGGTTGTCCTTGTACTCCTGGCGTCGCGCGATGAGAAAGTCGATCTGCGCCTGGATGCGCTTGCGCTCGTCTTCGTCGGCGGTCTGACTGAGCCGCGCCTGTTTGGCGTTGATCTGCGCCGAGAGATCGAGCACGGCCGAGTCGGTCTCGACGATGGCGATCAGCTTGGCGTCACGCTCTTTGTCGATTGCCTCCAGCTCTAGCTCGAGCCGCTTGCGCAGTCCGGTCTCGGTGGTGTCGGAGTAGAGCGCCTCCTGATCGCGCAGCATCTGCGCCTGACGGCCGAGGATCTCCTGCTGCACCTTGACCGCCGCCTCCGCGTTCTGTCGGCCGAACTGAAGCTCGACGTTGTAGAGATCCACCTCCAGCTTGTCGCCGGCGGCGTTGATCTGCTCATCGATCGCGGTCTTGATGAGTCGGCGAACCTCGGTCGGGTTCGAAATGACAGTCTTGCCGAGCTTGAGCTTGACGCCCTTCGTGAAGTCGGTGGCCGAGTCCGAGATCTGCTTCGATATGTCTTTGAACTGGCTCCCCAGGTCCTTCTGCATCCCCTCGTAGCCGCGGCGGAGCGCTTGGACCTGACGCGCGCGGTCGTCAACCGCGAACTGCTGCGAGATATCGAACAGGATATCCGACGTCGACTTCTTGAACCCCTCGTAGGTCGCGGTCAGGTCGTTCGGGTCGGGCTTGGCAAGACCGATCTTCACCTGCGCGCGAAACTCCTGTTTCTGGAGGTCCTTCCCCTGCTGTACGGCGAGACGGCCGGTCTTGATGATCTCATCACGCCGCTTCTGCTCGTTGGCGATGTCCTGCTTGATCTCCTCCTCCGAGCGCGTGCGGTTCTTGTCGCTCAGCTCCTGCTGAAGCTTTGCGATGTTCTGATTGATGGTCACGAGCGCATCGCCGCTGTCGGTCCCCTGCGTCTGGAGCGCCTGGAGCGAGTTGCGGAACGCGTTGGCCATCTGGCCGACCGTCTGAACGACCTTCTTCGCCTTCTGCTCGATCTGATCCTGAGCCGCGGCGACGTCGAGTACCGCCTCTTTGGTGAAGCCGTACTTGGTCGTCAGCTCCGAGACATCTTTACCGATGAGCTTGGTCTTCTGTCCCTCCTGGACGCTCTTGCTGATGGCCGCGGCGCCGTCGTTGACCTTGCCCTCTAGCTCCTTGTAGCGCGCGGTAAGCTCCGAGACATCCTTACCCTTGGCGCCCTGCTCGGCGATCTGGTTGCCGAGTTTGGCAAGGGCTTCGCGATTGGCGTGATACTGGTCGACCTGCGCGTGCAGACCCTTCAGGTACGTGGCCTGCTTCGACTGGATGTCGCCGCCGATCGTCTTGCTCTGCGCCTGATAGAAGCGCTCGGCCGCATCCGCGTTGATCTCGTACACTGTACGGATCTTGCCACCGGCGTCGACGACCTGATGGATGCTTGCGATCGCGCCCGGCACGGACTGTGCGAGCTGCCGGCCAATGTCCTCCTTTTCGAGAGCGTTTTTGGTGGTCCTGTACTTTTGCAGCAGCTCGCCGAGCTTGTCGTTCTTGTCGAGGTCGGCCTTGAGCGTGGTAGCATCGGCGATCGCCTTGTCCATACCGGAGGTGGCGATTTTCTGCTTCGCGCCGGTGATCGCGCCCTCGACGGCAGCAGCCAGGTGCTTCTTCGCCTCTTCGCGCGCCTTTTCGCCGTTGTCGCCGAACCAGTTTTTCGGGTTCAGATACGCTGTTGCGATCTCGCCCAGTGCGGAGAAAATTTCTGTCGCATGCGCTCCAAATGATGAGATATACGCACCGACAGTCTCGATGATTTCCTTGCCCTTTTCCGTCTGCGTGAAGAAGTACAGTGCCGCACCGACCAGCACCGCAAGGCCGAGCGTTGCCGCAGCCCAAGCGGCCGTAGCCGAGGCGCCAAGTCCGGCAAACGAGAGTTCCCCCGCCTCGCCGGTGGCAACGAGCGACGGTGCGATTTTCTGCACAGCCGGCAGGAGGCCGCCGTCGATGAGCCTCTTCCCCTTGTCGAAGATCTTGAATTTTTCGTCCAGCAGGTCGAGTCCCGGGCCGACCTGACCAACGGTGTGGAGGATGTTTCCGGCGCCAGCAACGAACGGAGCGGCGAAGGCCGAGCCCTTGGCGATCACAGCGTCGACGCCTTTCTGGAGCCGCTCGAAAACGGTGAGATTGCCGAAACCGCCTTCGATCTGCTTCGCGGCATCGGCGGCTTGCTGGCGAATCGAATCGGTGTCGATCTTGGCGGAGAATATCCTTCCGTATAGCTCGCTTCCGATGTCCTCGGCAGGCGTGCCGGAGACGGCGACCTGGAGCTGGGATCGCATAGACTCGGAGATCTGACCCGCGTTGAACGCGTCTTCGACCGCCGCGGCGCTTTTCTGGAGCACCTCCTTCACTGAGAGCGTCCCCTGCTCGCCGGCCTTCACGATCCCCTGCACGGTCGCGGCGACTGGCCCGGAAATGCCCTGGAGCGCGGTGGAGATATCGCCGGCCTTGAGACGGATCTGCGTCTCCTTGATAGCGTCGGCGAGTTTGTCCGTGTCGCGCGCGCCAGCCTGCACGCCGGCGGTGAGTGTGCCGATGAACTCCTCGGCCGAGAAACCGGCCTGCTTCACGATCTGCGAGTACTCGTCAGTCGTGTCGAGCAAGTCGTCCATCTTGGTGTTGGCCTTCTGCATGCCGAAGGCGATCAGGTCGCCCGCCTGATCAGCGCCGAGCCCGAAGTTCTTGATGAACGTGCGCGAGCCGCCGAGCACTTCGTCGGTCTCCTTGCCGAATGCCTTGCCGATGGCGGCGGCGCGCTTCGTAATGACCGCGAGATCATCGTCCGAGAAGAGATCGCCGAGCTGGCTCTTGGCAACGCCGATCGACTTGATCGCCTCATCGAGACTGATCCCGCGCACGTTCTTGTAGACGTCGGACGCGGCGTCGGCGAGCTTGGACATTTCCTCCGGCGTGGCGCCGGTCTTGGCCTGCACCTCTGCCATGGCGTCGCGCACGGCCTCGCCCTTCTCCGCGATCTGGTCGAGCCACTCGCCGGCCTTTTCCAGCGCCTCAGCCTTGAAGATCTTCTCCATGAAGTTCTCCGGCGGCGCCTTCTCCTCAACCTCCGCGAGGCTGTCGCCGAGATCGTCCGTGCTATCGACGACGCCGAGTGCCTCGGCCTTGAGCTGCGCGAGCACCTCGTCAGTGCGCTTGGATGCCTCGGCAAACTGCTGCTGCTGCTTGACGCTATCCCGGAGCCCTTCGACCAGGCGCTCGTAGGCCTCGCTACCCTCACCACCGCCAGCAATCAGCGCTTCGAGCGCCTCACGCTGCGACGCCATTAGCTTGCCCGAATCGGCCTTCAGGTTGGTGAACGTCGCGCCGAGCTGCGCCTCCACCGAGATACCGAGCTTCTTCGCCGCACCCTCGATGTCGCCGAAGCCGGTTTTGTAGGACGTGACCACGCCCTCGATCACCGCCTCTGCGTCGTCGGCTGTCAGGTCGATCTCGTGCCCTTTACGCAGCAGCGTGTCGAGGTTGTCGAGCGTAGCAGCAAAAGCCGAGACCTCCTTATCGGCGGCCTCGGTTGATACTCCGAGCGGTATGGTGAGAAGTGGGTCCACGCTATGCTGTGTTGCTAGGGCTTGCTCTGCTTGGCTTCGCGGATGATCTCGCGCGCCTCATACTCTCGCCGCTTGTAGAAGTCGTTGACGGTCTTCCAGACGTAGCGGTCGTAGACGTCGGCGTACAGATCGTTGACATACATCTGCTGCGCTTCGGTCGGTGTCGTCGCAACGAGCTCGCAGATCCATCGGCGTTGATTGCGACCCGCGCGTCCGGCGGGTCGCTCCGGATCATCCGTCAGCTCGTCTATGGTCCAGTGCTTGAAGCCCTGGCGCCGGAGGATCGCTTCGTCGCGGAGTTCCTCGTCCGTGGGCTCGAACTGCATCACCCGCCAGCGCTGAAGCTGCGCGACGGGCTCGGCGTTACTTCGAAGCAGCCCGCTTTCGAAACTGCTCAACCGCACCCGCGAGCGGCTCGATATCCTGTGACTGCCACCACTCGCTTTCGACCTTGCCAGCGATGCGCTTCTTCTGCTCGTCCGTCAGATCACCCGCACCTGGATCGATGATGAACCGCGCGGCCTCGTAGATGTGCCGGCGCTCGCACTTGCGCTGTGCGATGACGCGCTTTTTGATCGCGGCCGCATACTCGTCATCCTCTGCCGCGATTGCGCGGTTGCGCTCGCTCAGGTAGAGTCCGGCGAGCTTCTCGGCCTCGGCCTCCAACTGCGCGATCACATCAGGAGCCGCCCCGCTCTGTCGCGCCGAGAGGATTGTGGCGTTCGCGGCGGCGAGATCCTCCTTGCCGATCATCGCGATCCGGCGCACGATGTCGTCCGTCCTCTTGAGCGCCTCCACCTCCTCCTGCTGCTTGAACATGAGCTCGTCCCACTGGTCAAGCACCTTGCCGGTGAGCCTCTTGGTGATCACGGTGATCGGCCTACCGCCGTCATCGAGTGTGAGCATGATGCGCTCCGGCGCATCTCCAGGTGTGAAGGCCATTGCTATCCCTGTGCGGTATACGGTTGTAGTGATCGGCGGCGCACCCTGCGCCGCTCATGTGATCGGAGGCGGAGTCGAACCGCCGGCCTCGCTCCCCCGGGATTGTAGGGCTCGCGCTCTTCCGCTGAGCTACCCGATCAACGCGTCAGCTTACGACGCGGCCGTCTCGAAGTGGATGAGATAGCCGTGCTCCTGCGGGATCGTCACGTCCGATCCCGGCGCGGTGACTTTCACCGTGTTGTACTTCGCTGCCCCGACCGTCACGTCGCCGCCGGTTTTGACAGACTTGAAGACCGTCACCGGCTGGTTGGCCGTGTTGTTGGTCTGCGTCCAGCCGCCGGAGGTCGAATCGAGGTTGAACGTCCCCGACAGCATCTTGCGGTCCGTGCCGCCGTCCTCGGTGCCGCCGTAGACAACAACGACCCACGTCACTGCGCCAGCGGCGGAGCCGCCGTACGACGTGCCGTCATCGGCGAAACGTTGTGGTCTTGTCTGCGCGGTTGCTCCGCCAGGGAGCGCCAGAGCGCGCCATGCGTAGTAATCCGCATCGTCCTTCTCGTGCGTGACGGTGATCGTCGCGATGTCGTTGGCGTCGATCGCCACGGCAACCGAGATGACCGGAGGAGCCGGATAGGGACCGCCGAGCGTGAGCGCCAGCGTGCCAGCGGCTCCGGTTGCGATCGGGTAGATCTCGACGAGGTTTGCACCTCCCCAGATAGCCATAGTGTATCCTGTTGTTGTGGTAGTTGCTCGTCGAGCGCATGGGCGCTCATCTATCAGGCAGGCTCGACCGTCTGGAGTGTGAGCTGTGCCATCGTATAGCCACCGTCGACACTCGGAGTGCCGCCGGTGATCGTGATTGTCGAACGTCCGCCGCTGTCGTTCTCGTAGCGGCAGCCGTTGAGTGCCGCGCGGATCGCCTTGTACTGCGCGTAGACGTCGTCGGCCTCCACGGCCCGCTCCGATCGGCTGCGCAGGTAGACCATGAACGTGCTGACGAAGCGTGCGATCTTGCCATCCTCGGTTTGACCGTAGGGCGCGTCTCCCTCGATCGAGATGAAGACCGCCCGCTTGCCGACGCGGCTCGATGCGAGGAAGTCGCCGATGTCCGAGCCGAATCCCGCCTCGATCTGCCAGTCCGGCGCAGCCTTCTCGATCGCCGATCGTATCGCCTTCAGCGCTGTCATGTGTCGATGATCTTCCCCTTGCCGGCGATGCGCATCACATCCGCCGCCGCCTGCACCAGCTCGCGCCGCTCCCGCTTGCCTTCGGCCGTGCCGGCGTTGTAGATGCCAAGCACGTCAATCGCTGGACCTCGGCCGCGCTTACCGAATCGCCCCGTCGATAGCCCTTCGAGCTGCCCGAGCTTGGCCGCTGCGGTGACGTCGATCGCCACCGGTAGCGAGATCTCCCCGCCGTGCTGCGTGGGTGTACCAGGGATAGCGCGGATCGTCTTGCGGAGCTTGCCGGAGAGCTTGGTATCGCGCACCCCCTTCAACCCCCTACCGATCTTGAATCGCTTGTAGCCCGGAGAGAGCCCCGGCATCCGGGAGCCGTCGCGGTTACGCATGGCGTCCAGCCGCCGGAGGTTCATCTCGACCATCCGCCGCCCGACCTCCTGCTGAGCGCGACGCATCACGTCCGGCGAGAGCATGACGCCCTTCACTCCCGACCAGTACGCCTCATATGTCCGACCGAATCCGGATCGTGCCATTCTTTTGCCCTACAACGAGCGTTTCGTTGTTGGATTCGTATACCCTGGGGGCATCGGGCGCGCCCTGCGCGATCCTGGGCCCTAAATCCGGCCATCCTACAGCCGGATACTCATCACGCGCGTCTGCGCGCCGGGCCGGCTCGTCCCGAGGGTCGCGTAGGCGCCCTTCATCTCGCGATACCGCTTGGCGTAGTCGAGGTGCTTTTTCTGGTTGAGCGATCCCTCTGGGCCGCCCATATCGTCATAGCTCATCGCGATTTGGAGACAGGCGAGCGCCAGACGCATCCTCGACTGATTGCCGTCGACGAGGCAGTCGATCCGCTCCATGTCTGCGGGCTTCGCCGGATCGAGTCCGAGGCGCTCCTGGAGATCGAGGAGGATCTGTGCCTTTGCCGCATCGTACCAGAGGTCGGTGATGTCGAGGGCGGGCTCGCGGTTGGGCTCGCGGTTGTAGTCACCGAGATAGCGCCCCGTCAGGAACGGCGCTTCAGCGCCGAAGTCCGGCGCGCTCGCTTTCAGATCGTTGTATGTCATGCGCCAATCGGATACTCAACCCGCTTCAACCCGGCATCCTCCAGGCAGAGCGTGAAATCCCACTGCTCGCCGATATGCGGCGCAGCGGTTGACCGGTTCGTCATGGCAAGGATCGGATCGAGCGTGTCCCAGCGGTACACTGTGTAGGACGGCAGGCGCAGCGCGGCCTGCGCGTCGATCGCGGCGGCGGTCGTTTCGTCATCCGTCGCCAACGCGCAGTAGTGCGTCGCCGGCAACTGGCCCGACGCGGACAGTTCGATCATGAACGTGTAGCGGTTGTCCTCCCCGCCGGGATAAACTTCCGTTGCGATCTGGTTGGCTTCAGCCTGATCGGCCGCGGACACGATGATGAAGGCGTAGTACATTAGTACACTGCGTACTTGGTTCGGAGATAAGTCTCGAATTGCGCGATCTGCGCGGCGCTCAAGGCTCCTGAGCAGATGATCAAGGCGGCGATGTCTCCATTCAGCACCTGAAGAATGCTCCCGCTGGGGGTCATCGATCCGATCTGTGTGTCAATCGTCGTTGTGGTTGATCGAGTGACAGACTGCGAGGCTACCTGCGCTCCGTTGACCCGGATCGTCAGCGTGCCGGCGCCTGACGATGTCGCCGCGTTGACGGTCGTCGTCAGATAGGTGCCCGGGGCTAGGCCGACATCGTAGAAAGCTCCATTGGATCCGGTGCGCAGTTGCCCCGTTCCGGAATTGCTGCGCAGCCGAGCGAAGTCTCCGGCCGCGCCGCTGAGGTAGTTGGCATCGCCCCAGAGCGTGCCGTCATGGACCGCGCCAAACTGGAATACGACGAACGCCGTGTAGCCAGTCGTGAGACTGGGTCGGTATCCCGAGACGACCAGGAAATCATCGATCCCATCGAAGCGCACCGATGCTTGCCCGTTGATCGCCGACAGGTGCAGGACGGGGCGTCGTGAGGAGTTCGACTGCGACACGGTACGCGCTGCCGCCAGCTCCGGCCACGACACGACCGGAGCGCCATCGGCTATGCCGGTGATGGAGTCTCCTTCGAGCCATAGCTGCACGCTGGGATCGTAGGAGGGACTCCAGGTATCCACATGCGGCGAGCACGTGATAGTCGGCACGGCTTGCGTGGAGCCTGCGATGGCTCTGTCAGCGCAGGCAGTAGCGGATACGGAGCACGCCGCGGATGCCGATCCGGAGATGGCCACGTCCAGTGCGGCGGTCGCATCAACACTCACGACCGCATTCGCACCTCCAGAGGTCGCTTCGTCCATTGCGGCTATCGCGTCAATAGATGTCGAGGCGTTGACTGAGCCGGCGATCGCCTCGTCAAGAGCGGCCGCAGCGGTGATTGCTACATGCGCAGCGATCGAGCCAGCAGCGAAGACGATCCGCTTGATGACCCCAACGAATCGGGCGCCGGTCATAGCGATACGCGTCACGAGTCCAGATGCGATCTTCAGCGGCATCAGGGTGACGGAGGTATGCGAATGAGGAGATCCGTTGTGCGTATCGTGACGCGCTTGTTGGCTGCGTCGATCGTAACAGGGCTCGACAGCGTGAACGCGAAAAGCCGCGTCCCACCCGACGCAGCGGTCCAGATCGAAGCGTATCCGATCGATGCGCTACTTGCCCACGCGCCCGTCGACCACGGCGAAGAGGCGTCTGCTGCGGGCTCCTTCCCCGGGCTCGCGTCGGTGAAGGTGATCGCGAATCGCGCGGCGCCGTTCGTGCTCGGCACCGCCGTGCCTGCCGTTGAGCCATCGCCCGCCGTCGTATCAAGCTGCACGTAGAGCGTGCCTGCCAGGAGCGCGTCGAGCGCCGATTGCTCGGCGGTGAGTGTGATGTAGCCAGCCATTTACGATGTGGTTGGTAGCGATTTAGCGAGGAACTGAATGAGCGCCGACGCCATAACGACGCCCGTTCCGCGCGGGACGACCGTGTATACTCCCGCGATCGTCGGCGTGACGTAAACGGCGTACCCTGTATCGGTAGGCTGCACGTCGTCATCCACGCCGAACTCGAGAACCTGCTCCGATCGATCGGGCGCGATCACCGTAATTGACAGATCGTCAGGCAGAGCGGTCTCGCCCGTGTCGTCGTCGACGAAGTCGAGTGTCGCCCTGTAGACAGAGCCGATTGGGCAGATGTCGATAATCATGGCGGTGTTGTCGCCGAAATGCGGCCGGCCGGAGTCATTGGGTCTGGTGCGTACTCACGCCCGGCCGGCCGTCTCGGCAAGTATCAGTTGCTCTTTCGGAGAATCACGACCTGTGTATAGCTGGTCGCCGATGTCGAGTCCTGGCTCCTGAATGGAACCATGGTGTTCCGAATACGAAAATCGGTTGCACCCGGAATCGCCGACGCTACATAGGGCGCGAGTACGATTGTACCCTTGGCCTTACTGGTATTGCCGATTGAACCGCCGAACTTGAGCGTATCGAGCTTGCCACCAATCACCCATTTGCCGGCCACCAGATAGTCAACCGTGACGTAGATCCGTGAGGAGTCGGTCCCGGTGACGCTAGTTCCGATCTCCACATAGGGGAGATACTTGGTCGAGATCGTGCTCGACGTGTCGGTGCGGTTCGTGGCCGTTGCGATCGCCTTCGTAGTGAAGACGCGAACGACCTGTGCCGATGCGATGCCGGAGGCAACCGCCATCAGTAGGAGCGAGACGAGAAGGATCTGGATATGCTTCATGCGGGCTTCCCCTGCTTGCTGTGGCGTTTCACCTTCTGCTCATCGGTCGGCGTGTTATCGTCTTCATCCTCAGCGACGTTTACCGGGCTCGGAATCGGGGTATCGCCGTGGTTGCGGGCGAACTCCTCCCATGGCCCTATCGCTTCGTAGACCTGGCCGGCCTTACTCTGAAACCATGCCATTACGCGTCCTCCTTGCGAGTGCCCTGGTTGAACGTGCCGAGCGCCATGTGGGAGCCGAACGGGATCTTGCCGCCATAGACGTAGAGTCCCTTCACCAGGTCGGCGAAGTCGTTCTGCATGCGCATAGACTCGACCTTCGCGATCGCGTCGGCGAACGTGATGTATGGATCGCCCGCGAGGACCTTGTACTTGGCTCCTGCGGTGTTTGGGCAGTTGCCGGAGCACCAGACCTGAGAGAAACCTGCAACGTCCGTCGAGTGCAGCCCCTGCTGCACACCGAGCTTCAGCGCCCCATCGCCCACGGCGGTCTGCCGCGTGCCGAGCTCCTGATTCAGGTACGTACCGAACCAGATCGGCAGGACAACTCGCGGGTTTGACTTCGGCGCCAAGGCCGTACCGAGGATTTCATCCAGCCGTGCAAGCGCATCGGTCGGCCGAACCTCACCAACACCGAACCCTACCGTGATCGGGCTGGCATCCGTGCCGTAGCAGTTGCCCGCATCGATCTGCGAGTGCATCGAGGCGATGTACTGGTCTTTGCGATTGGAGACGGCGTAGGCGGCGTTCTTGGAACCCTCGTCGATGAGCCGCAGCATCTGCGTCTGCTGGTCAACGTCCTTGACCTTCAGACGAAACAGGCGCTGCTCCGAGATCGTGAAATCGAGTCCCGTTGTCGAGACTGAGTCGTAGTCCGTGTCAGACCATGCGCCGGTATACGCCTGCTCGCTCACATCGGTGACCGAGATGATGTGCACCGTACCATTGGCGACGACATCGCCCTCGTAGTTGGTGTTGGTGAGGGCCTGCTGATAGACGCTGAGCGTGCGGAGATACGGCTCGATTCGAGCGCGCCACACCTCAGGCGTCGATGCGGTAATAGCCATTATGTGCGGTTGCAGTGGTTACTTCTTGATCCCAAGCAGCTCGTTTATCGCCGCATTGATGGCGTCATTGTCGCGTGCGGCGACTGCTGCATCGAGGCGCGATTGAGCCGAGGCGGCGCCCGCCGTGGCTTTGCCGTGGCCGGGGCTTTGCTGACGCTCCGCCGGTGCGACCATCATGCTCTTGCCGTAGAGTCGCTCGTACAAGGCCGGGAGCTGATCGAGAGGGAGCGTCTTGGCGTACGCCTGATCGGCCTGCTCGAAGCGATCGACAAATCCCTTACGGAACCCATCGATCTCCTTCTGTAGGCTAGCGATCTGCGCGTCCTTCTGTTCGATCTGCGGCCGGATCTGCTCCAGCTCTGCGCTCGCCGTCTCCAACTCCTTCGACGTCTCCTCGTAGAGGGACTGGAAGTTGCCGGACGCCCTGCGCTCCTCGGTCAGCTTGTCCTTGCGCTTACGGCTCTCGGAAACGAGCTTCTTCTGCTGCTCTTTCGCGTCGGCCAGCTCGCGCTCGAGCTGAGCTACTCTATCGTCTGCGGATGCTTGGGCAGTTGATTCGGTGGTCTGCTGCGTCTGCTCTGTCGACTCCGTCGACGCCGTTGCAGCGGCTGCGGCTCTTTGGGACTCCGTCCCGGAGGTTGTCTCGGTAGCTGTCGACTCCGTCGACGCGGTGTTATCTGCCATGAGACGTGATGAAGTTACTGAATAGGATTTGCGTTGTCAAGTGGTTTGCTCTGCAAAGCGACCGTCTGCGTCGGAGCGCTCGGCGCGCCCACGATGCCGGCAGCTGGGCCGAGTATTGCCGCCACGCGAGCCACTAACGCCTGGTTCTCCGCGATCAGGTTGATCGCATCCTCATTGCTCATCGGCCGATCGATGCCCATCTCCTCACGCACATAGCGTGAGGCCGACATCGTGCCGGTGAGCAACGCGCGCGTGTTCGAGATGAAGAGCTTGTCCGGGTCGTCGATCACACGCTCCTCGGCGTAGTCGATCGACAGTGTAAGTTCGGGGTTAAGCTCCTGCGCACCATTGGGTCTCGCGATGTCTGCGTTGTGCACGGTGATGATAAGATCCGACAGGCGCCGCTCGAAATCCGCAAGCGCATTGATGCTTGAGTTGCGCCGTTCGATCAGTTCCAGCCTCTCCAGGTAGCGCGCGATGCCGCTAGGAGGAGTGCTGCCGATCGATGAAACGAGCGACTGTGGGAGCCCGACCGTACGCATCGCATCTTCGGCCCGCTTCTGGATCAGGTCGTGCAGCGTCGTATACGATGCCGATGGCGAGACGTGATCGAGCGACGGCGGCACCGCATCCTGCCCGCCCTCCACGTTATCCATCGCGATCACGCGGCCGGGGCCGAACCGGATGCCCGCTTTCTCAGCAATGCCGAGATTGATCGCGACCCATTGCCCCCACGACTCCATCAAGCTCGACTGATCCTCAGCGAAGCGCAGCATGTTACAGGCTACGCAGGCCTCCACGGTCGGGAAGAGTCCGCCGGAGAGTAGACAGCTAGTCGTCGGCTCCACAAGCCTCAGTGCCTCATACGGCACGCGGCCGTAGCGATTCACGCGCTCGATCACCGCGATCGGCTGGCCGGTCTGTGGGTCAGTGTCCTGTATCAGAAGTCGAGCTCCATTGGCGTCGGTCTCGAAGTAGATTTCCGGCGTCCAGTTCTCGAACACGGTCACGCCGTCGCGCTCCGTGGCGATCGTCAGCTTGGTGAGGATGTCACCGTCATTCTCGGCGCGGAAGAGGTCTGGTGTGAGGATCTGGAAGCGCCAGCGTTTCCGGCTGTCGATATACGGGCCGACAAGCGAGCCGCTGCACAGCTCTGCGTACTCATGCGCATGCTTCAGTCGGCCATCTGCTCCGGCCTCGACGTAGATAGCCTTCAAGATGCCCACCTGGATATCATCAGCCGGTTGGCCATTGATCGACCAAGAGCGATCGGGAGGATCTGCGTACGCGATTGCGAGGTTGGTTACCACCTTCGGAATAAACGAATCGACGGGAAGCTTGTGCGCATGGATGTTGAGTGGATCATCCGCTCGATCAGTCGCGAACGGCCCGGCCAGGAAGTAATACAGGGCCCGGCGCCGATTACGTATGTCGGCCCGGTGATTCTCGAAGAACGACGTCAGGAACGCGTAGTATGCCAACTCCTCGATATGCACCGAGGCCTTGTAGATCGGATGGTCGCCCCACACGGCGAGCACTTCGTGCACGAGCGCCTCGTACCAGTAGCGTCGCTCCGGGAAGCCGCCGATGTCTGCGATCTGATCGGATGTCATGAAGCTGTTCTGTATACTCATCGGTGTACTACTGTAGCCTGTCGCTTATGTACCGGGTGGTAGTTGTAGGCGAAGTAGCTCGCCGCGTCTGTGCCGTGGGTGCGCTTCGGGTTCTTCCCGTCGAGCTTCCCCTCGCTATCGTAACTCACGTTCTCGAAGTCTTCGATCGTCCCCGTGCACTCCTCGTGGATGAAGAACCGCCGGGTTCCGTCGGCCGACTTCACGAGCGCGCGCATCGCGTCCACTCGATCATCCACCGCGAGCACCTCCTTGTGCTTGATGACTGGCTGCGGTCCGAGCCAGGCAGCCAGCTCGCGGCGCATGATCTCATAGGAGCTGCGCGAGGCCGAGACATGCCGCCCCTTGCCATACCGGTCGCCGACGATCTCGATTCGACCGCGATAACCGACTCGCTGGAACAGCTCCCTCACATGCCGGCAAGCCTCAAGCGTGTCGCAGTTGACCTTGACCAGCTCCCACGTCGCGTAGTAGCCGAGGACGCCCGGCATGATCAACATCCAGTGCATCGGCTTCTCGCCGGCGTTGAAGTCGCAGGCGAGATAGTGTAGCGGCTGACGTGGATCGAATGGCATCCACACCACGTTTCCCTCGCGGGAGAACGATGGATAGACGAGCCCTTTACGCTGCTCGAAGCTGGCTTCGTACTCCTGGAGGAACGCGCTCTCATCGAGCACTCGCCGCGCCGCCTCGATCACATGCGCAGGGAGTACATCGGCGCTCTTCCAGGTGAAGAAGCGCCAGTCCGGAACGCCGATCGTCGCCTGAACGAGATCGTAGTAGTGGTTGCGCCCCTCTGGCACGCCGATGAAGTCGACCCATGCGCCCGTGTCGGCAGTGACCGGCTGCACGTGCTCCGGCCATGTCTCCGGCCTCATGTTGCCGTACTCATCGAGTACGCCACCGTGCCACTGCACGCCCTCGATGCGTGCGGGCTGATCAAGCCCGATCACGTGGAGCTCGCTGTCAAAGATCGTCCTGATCACCAGCTCAGACTCTGAGGGGCGCCCCTTCCAGAAGGGCTCAGTCATGTCCTTCAGATCCTTCCAGTAGATGCGCTTGGCCTGGCCATACGTCGGGCCTCCCGCGAAGAACCGGCCACCGGGAAGCGTGAGCAGGCCGGGGTGATGCTCGGTCCCGGTGACGAGCTTACGCTTCGCCCGCTCGGTCTTGTAGCTCCGACGGCCCGCTGCGACGATGTTGTGCTTCGCCGCGCTTGCATGCCACTCCAGTTGCACCGGATGGAGCGCCGCTGCCGGCGGTAGCTCGAACCATCGCTTGGAACATCGTTGAAAGCTGGTCGGCGTTGACGGTGGTGTCTTCAACCTTCTTATCCATGAGACCGAGGATCTTGGCGAGCCCCATCCAAGCCGTGACGCGCGCCACGTGCATGGAGCCCTTGCCCTCCCTTTCAGCCTCCTTCAGTAGTCCAGCGATGACGCGATCGGCTGTGACGGCGGTACGCTGAGACTGCGCCGAGCGAAGAGCGCTCAGGGTCTCGGAGACTGAAGTTTTCTGAAGAAGCTGATAGCCCATCTGCTCGGCCGTCTTGGCGCTGTAGCCAGCCCTGATCGCCGCCTGCGTGGCATTGAGATCAACCAGGTACTCCTCGCAGAAGCGGCGCTGCTTGTCCGTGAGGTCGTCAGCTGCGCGGGCCATGCAAGTACTCTCGTGCGAGTATGCCGTAGGTGACGAGATCGTGGTACTCTCCGCGCCAGTAGATCGCCTCGCGGTCGCACCCCTCGCGTGTCATCAATCGCTCATGCAAAGCAATGCTCGGCTCGTTGTATCCATAGACGGCGGCCGTGAGACGATGCAGGCCGAGCCACTCGAAAGCGTATCTGAACAGCGCTTGGTAGGCTCGCGTCGCGTATCCGCGTCGCTGGAATCGCGGGAGCACTACGATGCCGACCGAGGCACTTCGATGCGCACGGTTGTGTGAGAGCTGGACGAATCCGACATCGTCCCCGTTCGGCGCGATGATCGCCATATGCTCGGCATTCCACGTGCTTGCAGTCTCCGGGGGATCGTAGACCAGCGGTGTAAATCCGGATCTCACACGGAGGTCCGCGAACGTCTCTCTGTATCGTCTGGCGATATCCGCAGCATCGAGAATCGGCACGAGTGTCACGCCATCGTGGACGATGTGGACGGACCCGATGTCACTGCCGTAGTTCACCATATCCACCCCAGAGCATGAGCGATCAGGATCAATAATCCGCAAGACAGCGTCGCAAGCGCTCCCTGGCAGATGCCATCAATCCGTCCGGCTCTGTATCCGCAGGTGAAGTGCGCCCGCTGGTAGTCGTACAACTCCTGCGAACTGATATGCAGACCGCCGCGCTTCACGGCCTCCTCCTCACGTCCACGCATGTCTCCGGACTGGTGATTACCGGATAGCCCGCTGAGTCTACCAGCGAGAACCGGAAACAGATCACCGTGTCCATCGCGCGGAGCGTCGCCTGATAGGGCGGATACGACACGATCACCGAGGAGTCGAGGTAGCGCACGTGCGCCGGGCCTCTCGGGACAAGCGCGGCGGTCTGCGATGAGCTACAGCCCGCCATCAGCGCAGCCACAACGGCCGCGATGATCGTCAGGCAGAGCGCCATCGCCGAGAGATAGATGGAGTCCTTGAGTTTCATGGTGATATCTGATAGTATACAAGTGCCGCCTGTTCCGATTTACACGCCCGCAACATCAGACGGGCCCGGGACTCTGTCGAGGATGGCTTGACGGGCTCGCGCTCACCGTGGGAGCCGGGGAACAAAGAAAAACCGGCACCTCCGCACATCCTTGCACCCGATGCGGCATTGCCATGAGCCACAGCAAGAGCGGGGCATCTACTCAGACTCGCGCGCCTCGTCGCTTGCGGCATCATCGGCCGCAGTGCCGACCAGAGACGCGTCGAAGACTTCCGCCGGGAGCGTCACCGAGGGGATCGTGGCGCGCGCGGCGCTGTCGACATCCTCAAACGTCCCGTACTTTTTCCAGAGCTGGCCGATCGTCTCGGCGCCGGCCGCATATCCAGCCGTATACTCGTCGTCAGGCTTGGCCGCTTGGAGCTTGCGGACGTTGCCGCGCAGCGATGCGACGGCCGGGATGTAGCCGTGGCCCTCGGCGATGAGCTGTTGGTGATCATCGATCGAGGCGCCGTACCCCTGCCAGAAGGCGGCGCCATGCGGCTCCCTAGTGCTCGACTCCGGCGCATCTCCGGTAGCCTCGGAGCTGCTGGCTACAGCCGAAGCCGAGCCGTAAGCGGGATTTTTCTTGTGCTTGGCCATGATGGTGCTGTAGTAACCTCGCCGGGCCCCTTCCGAGGCCCGGACGTACGCCTCTCGTTGTGGTATCTGCCGTGTCCGTGTGAGGTATCGGAGTCGCTGCGGTGTGGTCAGAACGCAAAACGGGCCGCCACTACCGTAGCAACCCGATGTGCGAATGTACTAGAACAATAGGACAATGTCAAGCAGTATCTTGGCGCGGCATTGGCTGTTGACGTCTGGCGCTCCCGGGTCTATGTGCATCGGGTTGCCGACCCGGGAGCGCCGCGTCGTGGTGAAACAACGCTTTAGTCTCTGGCGTGCAGATTGACGTAGGCGTCAAAACTGCCGAGGTGGCGACATCTGTAACATTTCATATGTATAGGGTAGCGAATGACGTCATTCGCGCTCGGAGCTGGTAGTTGACTCCCACACTCCAAACACCTCCACTCCCTCAATAACCTGATCTGCCGATAACGATGCAGGCAGGCACCTGCGTTGATCAACTTGACAGCGGCAAATCGCAACACTGTTGCTGCTACATTCATAGCACCCTCCTTTGGTTGATGATTAACTGATAGTCTTCGATAGCCTGTCTGTATCCGCTCCAGTACTTGCGCTGTGTCAGATCGCGCTCCGCTGCCTCGCGTGCAGCCATCCGCGCCTCCTCCCTGCTCGGCTCGTAGCCTGAGGCGACATCATCCACCAGACTCCAGCCGGAGCCGATCGGCATCTCATGCGGCCCTTCCTTACGCGTGAAGAGATGCCATGTGGTCCCGCGCTCATCGTCGATGTAGAGCGCTGTGTACTCTCCGATGTCCTCGGTCTCGATATGATCACGGGTCATGGTGGTAGTTGTACTCCTCATCCGAGATGATCTCGACCAGAACGCCCGCCTGCGCCCGATCGGTGATGAAATGGTCCTCCCAGCCGAGGACCTGGCGGCGCCCGTCGTTGGGGAGTATACCGGCCGAGACCAGCCCGTCCAGGATGAGCTTCCGCCCCCCTGCGGCGATGTTGTCCGGATCGCGGCGGTTCGTCTCCTCGGTCCAGACGAACCGGAACCGCGCCGAGGTCACCGGCCGCAGTCCCTGCTGCCGAGCGAAGAGCGCGATCGATCGGCCCCATGAAGCTTTCGCTTCGGCATATCGGTCGAACCGCGCACCGCGCCGGCCACGCCGGCCTGAACGCGCCTTGAGGTCGAGTAGCTCGTTTAAGCCGGGCATGACCGATGGGATCGTGAGTGTCTGCGTCATTAGCGGCGCTCCTCCAGGCCCAAGCCTGCGGGTGCTGCTTCGATCGCTTTCGCCGCGATCTCACAGTATCGCTCCTCTATCTCGATACCTACCGACCGAACCCCGGCCATCGAGCATGCTAAAAGCGTGGTGCCGCTACCTACGAACGGATCGACAATCTGATCACCGGCAGAGGTCCACCACTTAACAATCCATCTGGCATGCTTCAATCGGCGAGGACACGGATGATCACCGCGCTTTTTGGCGGTAGCATCCATGCAGCGACCTGGAATCACGCGCGCGCCGGGGCGAGCGGGGGGCGGATCGCCGAACAAATAGACCGCGTCATAGTCATACAGCAGTCGACCCTTGTATGAGGGGATCGTGTACTCCATCCTGGCAACACGGAAGAACCTCCACCTATCAGGCACCGCCGAAAGGAATCTCGGATCGGAGTCGCATCCGAGATGGACCGCAACGCGCCCAACCGAAGAAGGCGCGCAGGCTAGCGTCTCGGCGAGCAGACCGTGCGGATCCTCATGGCCGGCGAGAGGCACGGTTGCGTTCGGCCATACAGGATCGGTGATGATAACCGATGCCTGAACTTCGCCGAGGATGTCACGCGCATCGGCATGGTAGAGCGTGATGAGATCGTTCTGGAAGTACGGCTCCATCAGAACGCCTCCGGCTGTGCGTTCCACCAGCCCGGCGCCCGGCTTGGCATCGAGGTAGGTGCGTCATCGCGTTCAATGAGGTCGTAGAAACTGGCCGACTCGGCATGGAAGCCGCATCGGACCGAGCCTGTGGGGCCGTTGCGCTGTTTGGCGACGATCAGCTCGGCGATCCCGACCGTCGATCGCCCGTCCTCGTCCATGGTGAGGCCGTAGTACTCCGGTCGGTAGGGGAAGATCACCACGTCGGAGTCCTGCTCGACACTGCCGGAGTCTCGCATATCCGAGAGCTGCGGGCGCTTTTCGGCACGTGCCTCGGAGGCGCGATTGAGCTGCGACAGCGCAACCACCGGGATGTCAAGCTCCTTGGCGAGCTGCTTCGATCCGGCGGAGATGGCGGCGATCTCGCGCTCTCGCGTGGGCGAGCCCGGCGCGGTCACCAGGCCGAGGTAATCGATCATCACGAGGCCGATCTTGTGGCGGCGCTTGGCGATGCGCGAGAGCGTGCGGATCTGCGCGATCGACAGGCCGGCGGTGTCCACGATGTAGATCGGCAGTCCCTCCAGGCCGTCCATCGCGCGCAGGATGGCCTGTACGTCCTCCTGGCCGGAGATGATCCGCGAGAGATCGAGCCGCCCCTGGCTCGCGGCGCTGCGCATGTAGATCTGAACGGCGGCCATCTCCAGCGAGAAGATGAGCACTGCCTCACCTGATGCTGCGGCGCTTTTCCCGATGCCGGTCACCAGTCCAGTCTTCCCCATCGCGGGCCTCGCGGCGATCGTGTACAGGTTGGTCCGCTGGAGCCCGGAGAGCATCCGGTCAAGACCGGCAAGGCCTGTCGTGATGCCGGCGATTCCATGCCGGGCGCGTGCCGACTCGTAGCGCTCGATCGCCTCGGCGCGCAGACTCTGAAGCGCGCGAATCGTCGAGCCTCCGCGCCGCTCCTCCAGCTCCAGCACCCCCGTCGACAGCCGCGCGAGCTCATCGAACGCATCGCCGACACTCTCGCCGCTCTCCCCGTAGAGCCGCGCGATCGTCTCGCCGCAAAGGCCAATCATCCTGCGCTTCAGGTGTCGCTCGTGGACGATCCGGGCGTGCGTGGCGGCGAGCGATGCCGAGGTGACCGAGCCCGATAGCTCAGCCAGATACCGAGGCCCCCCAACCTCCTCCAGGCGACCCGTCTGCCGCAGCTCGGCGACGACAGAAACCAGGTTGATCGGCTCCCCGCGCTGCTGGAGTGCCTGCATCGCTACGAACGCGACCCGCGTGGCGTCGAGGTAGAGCGCTTCCGGATCGCTCACGATCGAAAGCGCCACGTCTGCGGCGTCGCGATCGAGCATCATCGCGCCGAGCATGGCCGCCTCGGCCTCCGGAGAGTGCGGGGCCATGCGAATCGGCGCCGGAGCGGTCGTTGGCCGGTTTTTCATGCGTCCCATGGCTGGTAGCCCTCCGGGATGCCGCGCCGGAGATTCTCCGGGGCGATGAAGTGCGGTTTTCCGTCCGGGCCACGAAACCGCGACCAGACCCGCATCCAATCCGCGACGCCGTCCTTCGCGGCTCGTGCGCGGGCCTCAGCGTAGCTCATCATCCACCAGGCGGTAGATTGGTCGGGTTGGACTGGAAAAACCCCGCCACGGTCACGCACGGGGCCTTCTCGCGCAGAATCTTGGGCCTTGGCGAGCCAGCTGTTCACGAATCGCAGTGCTCCGCGTCGGGTTTTGCGTCTGGTTGGGTTCGACAGGCACCACGCCGCGAGGCTGCGGAGCTGCTGCGGCACGTCCACGGCGGGGTAGGCTGCGGCGTATCCGGCCACCTGCTCAGCGCTCAGCTCGAACGCGCTTCCGTCGACCAGCTGAAACGCGGCCGCCGGTTCTGGTCTAGGCTCTGGTTTGACCTCAGCCGCAAGCTGCGCTTCGCCCTGCTGCTGAGAGCCGCGCTCTGGCGGCTCGACGCAAGAAGTATTCTCTTGAGAGTTGAGAGTTGAGAGTTGGTTAGTATGTGTCTGGCGCGTGGCTGGAAGCTGGCTGGAAGCTGGCTGAACTTCCTGCGCGGCGCGTGGTTTTTGCGCGCTTTTTGTCTGGCGCGTGGCTGGAGTCTGGCTGGAGTCTGGCGAGTAAATGTCGCCGTTTTCGAGCCTTCCGTAGGCTGTTCGCCAGCTGGTCACGCGCTCCTCGATCTCCGGGAGGAGCTTCTCCACCTGCCAACGACTCCATCCCCAGATCCGCGCGTAGTCCCGTATGCTCTTCTCGATACCGCGATCGAGATCAAGCATGATCGACACACACGCGGCCTCGAACGGATAGGGCTCGTCTGCGAGCTCGCGGAGCTTGCGGGCCATGTCGAGCATCCGCAGGTAGCAAGCGACGTCGGCCGGATGGCAGTAGGTGGACGTGACGTCATACCGTTGTATCTCTCGACGCTGCCGCGCCGATGCGCCCCCTCCTGCCGATGTCTCGGAGGAGGGGGTCTGGTCTGTAGCTGTAGGCATGGGAGCCCTATGGATCAGGCGTAGCGCGGTGCTCATGCGTCACCTCTCGCCGGCGTAGTGGTAGACTGCGGGAACTCGCGTAATAGGCGCTCGCGGAACGCGTCGCGATGGGCCTGCATGCCCCGCACGCGCACGGTGACCGGATCGATCGGGACCGCCTTGGGAGCGCCGCCGAGCACGCCGTAGGCGATCGAGCGCTGTACTGGGATGGTGAACGACAACTCGTAGACGTCGGGCGCCACCTCGGCCGCGCCGGCCAAATAGACCGGCCGGCTTTGCGGTGAGCGTAGATCTCGGCGCATCATATCCGCGAGATAGGCGGCAGGCCTACGGGGCGACTCGGAGAGCGACCGCCGCGCGGATCGCTCTCCCTGGATCATCGTGATGATCATAGCACCTCCTCATCGGTCGAGGTGGCGATGTGCTGCTCGATCAGCGGTGAGCCGAGGAGGCCCAGCTCGCGGAACAACTCCCGCGCTTTCCGAACCGACCAGCGCCAGCGCACCGCGTAGTACCGGTAGGTCATCAGCGTGCCGCGATCGACGGCGACGAGCAGGTCCGCGATAGCCATCTCGCGCGTGATCGGCCGATGCGTGCGTCTGTAGGCCGCGAGAAGATCGGCAACGACCGGCAGCGATACTGAGTGCTGCGCCCTGAACGAGTCCATGCGCTGCTGCGTCATGACTGCACCTCCTCGGTTGGCGTGAGTATCTCTCCGGTTTCCGGATCGGCCGTAACTCCGTCGATCTCCATATCCATCTCCTGCATCGACCGGCGCTCTATCTCCTCCTCGATCAGGACGGATATACGATCGTGCATTTCCTGATCGGCAAGCGCTTTGATGAACCGGTTGTACTCTCGTGCCGGCTCCTCGCCAGCATAGAGCCCGAACTCAGCCTCCGCGAGCCTCGCTAGCTCGGACTTGGTCCAGCCGTGCTTTTTGACCAGGGCCCGGATTTTGTCGCGCTGCCAGCTCACGAGCTTCGGTGCGGATGGATCGGAAACAGGCTTCGCGCCTGTACCGAGGGGATCGTCATGGAGCGACTGCCGGAAGGACTCCGCGCGCTGCTGATCCGATTGCGTCCCCTCGGTGAGGATCCGGGCCTCAACAGTCTCGGCTGGCGTCAGGTCCTCTGCCAACCGCGCCTGCCCCATCTCATCGGAGGTATAGAGGCCCGACAGCTCTTGCGGGAACGCGCGGCGCAGGGCCAGCGACTCCGCACACTTGGCGAGCATGACGTCCGGCATCCTTGCCCACATCGGATTCGGCCCGCCCTCCTTCTTGGTCTGCACGTAGGCATCGTAGCGAGCGACCGCGTAGAGAGGCTGAGTGAAATCGCGCCGAAGCACGCCGATACGCGCAGCCGCAGGAGGCTCTTTCGATAGCCAGACATCGCGCCAGTCTCCGTCGAGGCCGCACCACTGCGGTCCTAGCTGTCCAGCATAGACGCCGGAGCGCTCAGCGATTAGACGAAGACCATCGATCGATACCTGGGTCTGCATGACCTCCCGGCGCTCCTTGCCATCCCAGCGCCTCACCACGTAGATCTGTCGCGCGAACGGATCGAGACCTGTCCGCTGGCACTGCGCCAAAAAAAGCCTTAACTCCTCCTGTGTCGCCCCCTTACAGATCGTCCTCGTAATCAAGTCGAGTCGCTCGATGGTGAGGCCATACTCTGCAGAGAGGGCCTCCGGGGTTGTGATTGCTGTGCTCATCGTGCAATCCTCCCTCCGGCGCGCCGCCGAGGCTGCGCGGTGATCGACCGGACCTCCAAGCCGCGCCGCTCCAGGAATGCGCGGTCGTCCTCGCTGAACCTCCGCGCGCGTTCGCGGGCCGGGGAGTAGGTGATCTCCCCGGCTTCATCAATGGCGGCGACGTACTGCCCACGTGCTGCGCTGTAGGCGATCAACGCGACCTTGGCTGCATCATGCGTGATGGTCTTCATGACTGCTCGCCCTCCTTCGGCGCCTCGCCGATCAGTGTGATCACCCACTGCGTGCCGCTCTCCGAGCTGGCCTGCGTAGCGATCTCGGCCGGCTTAGCCGTGATGATGCGCGGCGCGGCTCCGCTGCGATCGATGCAGACCGCATGAGACCCAGCTTTGGGCGTGTAGGTGATAGAGCGCGAGTAGAGGTTAAAGGTCGAGGAGCCGTAGCCGCGCACGTCGAGCGTCGAGGAGTTGTAGCCGAACACGTCGAGCGTCGAGGAGTCGTAGCCGATCACAGCGAGC